GGAGAAGTTCATCCCCGAGACGTCGGTGTTGGCGAGAGGCGCAGCAGCCATCTGCTCTTGGTACTGCGCCTGCTCACCGTAGTCTGCGTTCGGAAGGCTGCGGTTAGCCGCGCCGACAGCCTTGTCGGTCCTCTTGGAGAACCCTCCAGGACCAGCAACGGGCGTTCCCATAATCTTCCTTACTTAGGCATGTGCTTGTCGGTACCACGCGTCAGGCTGTTCGGGTCGAACTGGCCGGACTGGACCGGACCGTGCGTGGTCCAGTTCGTAGAGACGGTGTCCTGGTTGAGGCGGTCCGGACCCTCGTTGCCATCCTGTTCGGAGTAGCTAAGCTCCGGCGCCGTAAGCGCCGAGCCCTTGAGGGACTCGAAGACTCCATCCGGGCTGTGGCCGGTGATGCCCCCACCAAGGGAGCCTTCGTGGCCGGAGCCGGAGTGAACCTGGTGATACGTCATGAGATCTCCTAGATCGGTGATTGCCTTGAGCTACGGGCCGACATCTGAGCTTCGCCCTTGCTAGTCAATCCACTGAGCAAGGTCATGAGGTCCATGCCCTGCGGCTGCTGTGAAGCCCCTGGAGGGGCTCCTGACGGCCCCGGAGGGGCCTGTCCTCCCTCTGGTCCGGGAGGTGCACCACCGCCGCCCAGAAGGGCAGCCATGGGGTCTTGTGCGGCAGCCGCGCCAGGCGGCTGCTCCTTAGGGGTGAACACCTTGAGCACTGCGTCGTGCACCGGCTCACCCTTCTCTCGCAGTTCGATGATCTTGGCGACCTTCTGGAGAGCGTCTGTCGGATCCTGCCCACCCTGCTGGGCCATCGGCAGGATGGCGTTCATGTAGGCCATGATGCCCTGCTTCAGGGCGTCGGTGAACTGCTCGTTGTCGATCTGTGTCTGCATCTGCACGACGTCGATGCCCATAGGCAACTGTCGCTGGAAGAAGTCACGGGAGATGAGCTGATCGCCGCGAAGCTGGAGTAGGCCCACAATCGCTCGTGCCGGGTCCTGACCAGCCGCGAAACCATACGTGACATCGCACGTACAGTCTCCGCCAATATCCTTAGCGGGTATGTACGACTCTTCGAAAGGCGTTCCTTGCGAGGTTCCACGTACTGTCTTCTTCTCTGAGGGCCACAGCTTGGCGTCCATCTCGAAGCACAGCTCAAGGGCTCCCTTGAGGGCTTCGGAGATGACCGTCTGGCCGGTGGTGACGACGGTGTTGAAGCCACCCATGAGGGCTTGTACACCCTTGCCGGTGATGATCGAGGCGTCCATGTTGCCAGACCTGGCTTCGGGAGTTCGCGTTCCCACGCGAAGCTCCTGCTCAAGCATCGCCCCTTCTTGGAAGGCGGCTTGAGGGACGTCGATCCCGACTCGTCGAATCTTGTCCGGCGAGTCTGTGCGGATAACGGCGTCGTCTCCGAACGTCATCTTCTGCACGTCACGCGGTACGGCGAGAGGGGCTCGTACTGTTTTCTCTGTAGCCTCAAGGCCGAGGAGCGCCATCCGCGCCTTAGCAAGCTGGACCCAGATGGCGTCGTCGAACGCACCACGGATCTCATTGTCAAACCCGGGGCGCTTGCCGATCGACACGTAGATCTTGCCGAGAGGGTTGTCCATCTCGTCGACCAGGGTGTTTGAGTGCGCCGGGAGGTACATCACGATGCGCTCGGCGTCGACGTACTTGATAACCTCGATCTCGCGCTCAGCCCAGCCAGCGGTGTTGCCATAGGCGTCATTGGCTTGCAGCACCCTGAGCAGCTTGGGGAACTTGGCTGCCAGGTGGATAGCCTCTTCCCGCCACACCTTGCTGTACGACTTAAGCCGACCGAACAGGTCGTACTCTGGATAGACGCCCATCGGATTCTCAACCCGGATGTGAGGGCGCTTGTCCACGAAGTCGGCTTCGACCGAGTAGATCGCCATGCCGTACGTGATGTAGTGGTCAGCAAGCGTGACCTGCTTGCCAGCGTTCAGGCCGGAAGCCTGAACGTAGTAGTTGGCTATCTTCGTCTTCTTGGACGAGAACCGCTTAGCCTTGTCGGTGGTGAGGATGCCGGTCGAGCAGTTGATGCTCGGCATGACGCCCATCACTTCAGCGACGTCCCGAGCCGAGGTGTCGATCAGGTTGGCCACGATCGGCTTGGGCCATGCCTCAGGCATGGACCCTGGGACCACGGTATCGATGTCGCCGGATCGAACGTCGTGCACGTCACGGTGACGCTGGTCACGATCGGCAGCGGCTCTACGCAGTGACTCGACGGTTCCAAAAATAGATTCCAGTGTGCGGGCCATGCCACCTCCTTAAGGCTTGCGAACCCTCAGTCGCCGCCAAGACTCCTGACCGATATAGCCATCAGCGTCCTCGCCGCTCCAGCCCTGCTTAAGCTGGAACCACCGGACAGCCTTCCTGTCGGCGGCGGTGAACACCGGACCAGGACCCTGACGGTATCCCTTGTAGCCCGCGCGCACAAGCGCGCGGCCAAGCTCGGTAACCAGCTTCGAGATTCGACCGATCTTGAAGTACCTAGGGCCCGGGTAGGGCGCCAGAGCGGGGGATGCAGGGGTGATCGGCTTAGGCTTGACCGGGGCCAGAGGCTTCGGCTCAAGCTTGCCGTTCTTCACGAGGGCGTACATGATGCTTCCGGGGCAGGCGGTCGCGTGACCATCCCGGTGCCCCTTGATCTCAGTACCCGTGCCGTGACCACGGAGATAGCGGATCACCTCCTGAATAGCAGTGATGGCCTTGGCCGAAGGGACGACGACACCAGAGGTGCCACCCATCCACAGGATCGCGTAGTGCGTCCGGTTCAAGGCCTGAGTGCCGTTGGCGCCGGTCTGCTTACCGAGCCCGCGACCCTCGAAGATAACCCCGTGGTTGCAGACCGCCCAGTTGTAGGCGACGTCAGAGTAGTTCTCGGTCGGGTGGTTGAGGTGAGCCTGCCGGATGCCATCCCACCGGCGAGCGCACTTGCTGTGCTCTACGTCAGGCACTGCCGATCCCTCGTAATGGATCTTAACGCCCTTGACTGCGTAGCCCTGCTTAGGGGCGGCCGAAGACGGCCACCCTAGCTCGGTTCTGCTTACGTAATCCATTAAGACCACCACTCTCCCGTCCCGCCCGCCATGCTGGCTTGCGATAGATAATCCAGGTCGATGGTGACCTGCTTGCTCTTGTCCCGTTCGGACTGATACTGGTTGCTTACGTGGAACACCGACTCGACGTCGTTGACCATCTCTCGGGCTCGTGTCTCTGCGAACCACAGGGCCATCACCGTGTCCTGCTTGGCTTTGGACTGAGGGAACCAGGTGACGAGCTGCTCGACCAGGGCCTTGACGCCCTCCTGCTGTGACCGGCTAGGAAGCCTGATCAGACCGCGCCCCTCAAGGGCGCCGTCAAACAGCATGGACATCGAGGCAACACCGAAGTCGGCATCGTTCTTGTTGGCCCCAGTGAAGTGCTCCTTCAGGATCGTACCCCTACTGCCGAGAAAGTTCCTGAGGTCACGGTTCTGCGTGACCATCAGGTTCATCGCGTTCTTCTCGATGACCCACTCGTGCATGTGGTACTTGACCGTCCAGTCCTTCAGCTTGTTGAAGAGATCGTCTGGCTTCTGGTTGGGGGCGGTCCATACGTCAAGTACATGCCGCACCCCGGACACTCGATCGACACCGAGAACAACAGCGGCGGCGTGCCCTGTGATAGCCGGGTCGAAACCTCCGACAACGTAGAGTCCGTCCATGCCGTGAGGTCGATGCCCTGGGGCGCCGGGGGACATGAGCCCCGCTGCTCGCATGCCGTCAATGGAAGCAGCAACCTTGTTGGCTGGGAAGATCGCATCCTCGACCACCTGCTCCTGCTGATAGACCATCTTCCAGTTCTGGGGCGAGCTTGTAGCTCGCCTCCGGGCTAGCGCCTTGCCTGAGTGCCAGGGGTAGAGTCCGTCTGCGTTTGCCTCCACCAGGCGTCTTGCTCCGAGCGAGACAGGTGGTCGGTTGGTGAGGGGTGCGAGAACAACCCAGTCGTCTGGGTGCTCCGCGAACTCAAGGACGGCAGGCTGGGTGAGGTAGGTCCAGGGGGACTCTTCGTCCTGTCCGTACCACTCTGGCTTCTGGATCTCGGAGTAGAGTTCAACTGGCGCCAAGCGAGTTCCAACCAGGAGGAGTACGCCACCCGGATAGGAGAGTCGGTTGATGACCTCTCGCTGGATCCAGTCGATTTGCTTCTCGAACTCATGGGCGTTCTTTCCTGTCACCGTGTCGTCGAGGATGATCAGGTCAGCTCGGTTGCCGTAGATCTGACCGTTCATGCCCAGAGCCTGCACGGTGGGCGTAGCCTCGCCGGAGTCTCGGGCTTCGGCGTTGACGTAGATAGAGTCAGCCGTCCACGACGCGCTGTTCGCGTCGAAGCCGCCCTCAGGTGCGAAGTCATGCTGGAGCTTGCGGTAGGCCGTGTTAGCCCCGCTCAGGCGGTCCTTGACCGCCCTGAGGAACCTCTTGGCCATCTCCTGAGTCTGGGACACGATGATGATACGGATGTTCGGATCTTGGCAGATCCGCCACGTCGTGTAGTTCACCGTGATGGTTGTGGACTTCGCATGCTCCGGAGGAGTGTTCACGATGATCATACCAGGGTCGCCCTGCTTGAAGATCTGAGTCTCGTGAAGGTTCCTGGGTTCACGCCCCTCAAGGACGTCGAACCACTGAAGCTGGTGGTTGAAAAGCTTGGTGTCCAGGTACTGCTCGCAGAAGTCCGGGAAGTCGGGGACCTCCTTTGTAATAGAACCCATTGAGGCAGATTCCATACTGGAGAGTCTTCGGTACTCTTCCCTAAACTCTTGGTCTGTGTCCTTGTAGTACTGAACAGCCTGCTTGGTGATGCCTAGGTCACTGATAGCTAGGGAGACTGGCAGACCCTTCCTTAGGTAAGTAAGGATGGTATCCTTCTTCTCCCTAGTGGTCCTGTTAACCGGTCTAGCCACTTGACCTCCCTTAGCTAGCGAGCTTGACTCTTGTCACGCTCCCCGGCCTCGGGGCCGGGAGCTACTCAGCGGGGAGAGATTCCGGGAAGGGAGAGTGACTATTACCTAGTATAGGGAACCCCTTCAGGG